CATCCAAAACGGGCGCAGCCATCCGCTCATCTTCGCCAAGTTCGACGTCGGAACCTTCAGCATTGCCGAGGACGACGAGGGCAACGTGACCACGGTCATGCGCGAAATGGAACTCACGCCCGAACAGGCCGCGGAGAAGTTTGGCGAGGACAACCTTTCCGAGAAGCTCCGCAAGGCACTGGAGCAGACCCGCAAGACGGGCAAGGGCGGCACGATCAAACACAAGTTTATCCACGCCATGTATCGGCGCGAGGACGCCGACCGCGACCCGAAGAAAGACGACGGCCCGAACAAACCGTGGGCCAGTGTCTACGTCGAGCAGGCCAGCAAGCACGTTTGCCGCAACGGCGGGTACAGCGAAAAACCGTTCTTTGCGGGTCGCCATGTCAAGAGCATGAACGGCCCCTACGGGGTTTCGCCCGCGTGGATGGCATTGCCCGAAGCGCGCCAACTCAATTTCCTCACCAAACAACTTGACGCCCTCGCAGAAGTGAAGGCATTTCCCCGCCTCCTTATCCCTGCTACGCACGAAGGAGAAATCGACCTTCGCAGCGGGGGCGTCACCTATTTCGACCCGACCCAAGCCAACGCCACGCCGCAGGAGTGGCTGACCGCTGGCGAGTACCAGATCGGGCTGGAACGCGAAGCGCGCAAGCAGCAGGCCATCGAACGCGCCTTCCATGTCGATATGTTCCGCATGTTCAGCACGCTGGACAAGACGATGACCGCGACCGAGGTGGCCGAGCGCGCATCGGAAAAGCTCGTCCAGTTTTCCCCTGCCTTCACCCGCAAGACAACGGAGCTATTGACCCCCATGCTCCGCGCCGTCTTCGGCCTGCTCATCCGCGACGGGCGTTTCCCCGCCCCGCCGCAGGACGCCATCCTCATGGACGAGATGGGACAGCCCGTGATCCCCGAACCCGAAGTGAGCTACGTTTCCAAGGTCGCGCTGGCCCTGCGCGCCATGCACAACCTTTCCTTGGCAAGGACGATGGAGCGCAACGCGGTCATCGCGCAAGTGCGTCCCGAAGTGCTCGACAACTTCAAGTGGGACGTTATCGCCCGCGAAACCGCCCGCAACGACGGTCTGCCCAGCGACTGGCTGGCTGAAAGCGACGAGGTCGAGCAGGCGAGGGCGGCACGGGCCGAAGCCAACGCCGCCATGCAGCAGCAGCAGCAGATGCTCACGATGGCCGAGGCCGTGGGCAAGGCGGGCAGCGTCAAACAGGACTCCGCGCTGGGACGACTCTTTAACCAAGCCTCTGGCGCATGACGACTGACAAAGAACTGGAGCGTCAGAAAGAGCTTCAGCGCATCACCAACGCCTACCACCGCGTGTTCTCGACCGAGGACGGCAGGGCGGTCATGGCCAACATGAAGGCGTACTTCCGCATGACGCGGCCCGCCTTTGAGCGCGGGCTGTCCCACCACGCCTACGATCCCATCGCCGCGGCCCTGCGCGACGGGCAGCGCGAGGTCATCCTTTTCATCGAACACAAGCTGTCGCAACCCGTGGTTGCCGACGGCGACATCGATACACCCAAAACGACCGTGACCCGCGAATAACTTTGGCGGGTTTAGTCAAAACACCAACCAACCACACCAACCACCATGAGCGATGCAGCAGTCAGTCAAACCACCACCAGCACCAGCGCGGACAGCACCGCTGTTCCCGCGTCCACCCCACCCGCTAACACGAACAGCACAGTCGAAGGCACACTACTTGCCAGTGCGCCCAGCAGCACCACCGACGCGCCCGTGCAAGGCGAGCAGTCGGTAGCGGAGAAGCCCGAATGGCTCCCCGAAAAGTTCTGGCGCGACGACAAGGCCGACATGGAAGCCTTGGCCAAGAGCTACCAAGGGTTGGAGCAACTGCTGGGCAAGAAGGCCAACGCCATTGTCCCGCCCAGCGAGAAGTCCAGCCCCGAAGAAGTCGCCGCCTACCGCAAGGCCATCGGCGTGCCCGAGTCGCCCGAGGGCTACAAGCTCAAGCCCGACACCCTGCCCGAAGGCGTGCAGTTTGACGAGGCCACGGCCAAGCGGGCCGCGGAACTCGCCCACAAGCACAACATCCCAGCGTCGGCCATGCAGGAGTTTATGAAGTTCGACATGGAGCGTGCGGCCATGATGTCGCAGGCCGCGGCGGGCATGATCGAAGCGCAACTGGAAAGCGGACGCCAAGAACTGCAAAAGGTCTACGGCGACAAGTTTCCCGAAAAGATCGAACTGGCCCGCCGTGCCGCGCTCACCGCGGGCGTCGATCCCGCCAGCCACGGGTTCGTTGATCCGCAAGTGGTCAAGGCCATCGTGACGCTGGCCGAAAAGCTCTCCGACGACCGACTGGTCGAAGGCAACCAGACCAGCGTGTCGAGCACGCGGGCAAGGGCGCGGGACATCATGACCAACGCCTCCAACCCGCTCTACCTTCGCTACCAAGAAGGCGACCCCGAAGTCGTCGATCAAGTGCGTCGCATGCTGACAATGGCAGGCTAATCCCTGCCACCGCCCACATGGCCAACAAGACCAAGGGCTGGGGTCGGTTTTTGTGCGTCTCATGCACGCATGGGGCCGAGGCCGACCCGCGTGCGCTGGATGCCATGCTCCGTTTGCGCGAGGCGTGGAAGCCCGACTTCGTCGTCCATCTGGGCGACTTCATCGATGCCCGCGCCTTGCGGGCGGGGGCGCGTCGGGACAGCGACAGTAGCGACCACGCGGCCTCGCTCATGGATGACCTGTTGCAAGGTTTGTCCTTCCTGCGCGAACTCAAGCCCAACGTGGTCATGCTTGGCAACCACGAGGCGCGGCTGACCGAACTGGCGCACAGCCCGAACGCGGTCTTGGCCTACGCCGCCCAGAACGTCATGTCGCGCATCGAAGACGAGATGGCCAAGCTCAAGTGCCGAATTATCCCGTACGCGGGCGTGCACAAAAAAGGCATGTTCATGTTAAGCCGCGACACGGGACTCATCCACGGAAGCGCGTACGGGGTCAGCGCGGCCCGCGACACCAGCGAGTATACGGGCCACTCCATCATCATGGGCCACACCCACCGAGTGGCGATGGAGAGTGCGCGCATCCACGCCCGCGCCGTGGGATGGAACATCGGGTGCGGGATCAAGCTCGACATCGGGTACAGCGCGAACAGGCGGCAAACCTTGGGATGGCGGCACGCCGCGTGCTACGGGCATTTCAACGCGACCTACTGCGCGCCGAACTTGGCCATCTTCGACCCGCACTACGAACTGCCCCTATGAGCGACAAGGAACTGGCCAAGTGGTGCGAGGCACTGTCCACGCAGTTTGCCGAGGAAACCGTCCCTTCGGGCTGGAAAACCAGCAAGGAGATTGCCGAGCTTCTCAACCGCTCGTCGAGCCGCGTTTCGGAAATGCTTGCCACCGCCATCCGCAAGGGAACGTGCGAAAGAAAGCTCTTTCGGGTGCACAACGGCGGCACGGTGCGACCCGTGCCGCATTACAAACTCAAATGAAGCGCGTGCCGACCAAGCGAGTGTCGATTGACGGCAAGCCGTGGCGGATCAAAATCCAGCGGCCTCCCGCCCGCGAGGCGTTTGACGGCCTGTGCGTCAAGGACGACCGCACGATCTACATTCATCCCAACGCCATTGCCGACCGCGGGATCGAACTGGTCTGCCACGAAATCGTGCACGCTCGCCTCTTCGATCTGGACGAGGAGTGCGTGGATGAGATCGGGCGGCTTGTCGCGGAAATCTGCGCGTGGGTCGCCCGCCAGAACGACGGCGTCATCGGATGAGTGCCTACACCATCGGCCTTGTCACCGCGCTTTACGCGCTGACCGCCTTCGACATGGCCTACAACCGCAAGGACTACGCGAGCGCGACCATTTGGGTCGGCTACACGCTGGCCAATTTCGGGTTTCTCGCCGCGTTGCGTTAAGCGCGCTAAAGACAAAACCGCGTTGCGTATAGCCAATGTCGATTTGGTATACACAACGCGGGTGATCTGTCGAAATTCTACAGGAATATCGACATGAGACGGCGGGCCAGTGAACGCGCCCACGCGAATAAGTCCGCAGACTTTCTCGCGCCGTCGCGCTCGTAGTAACCGATCCCGCCATACATCCCGACGACAATCCCGTTGTCTTGTGATCGCTGCATGGTTGGTTCCTCCTTTCCGCAGACATGCTACGCGGGCGGTCAAAGAGGTTTAGTCAAAATCTCGTTTGACCCACAGCGCGCCACGCGCAAACCTCGCGCACAGTTAGGCAGACAACTCCTTGTGGAGCCTGTCCGACGCACAGCCCAAGGCCGACGACCCGCGAGCAGCGGATAATCGGTAGTGCCGCGGACACCACAACCAATCAACCCGACGAGGCCGACACGATGTCGGTTTAGTCAAAACAAAAGGAGTTAATTATGGCATCTGCCGTTAATCAAATCCCGCAATACTTCACGACCGAGTTCTCGTCGAACTGGGAGCATCTTCTGCAACAGAAGATTTCC